GGGCTCGGTGAAATTCTGCCCGTGGTGCGTCCCGTGTAGATGCGCTCCGTCTGCTCCTCCAGGCCCATCGCCTTCGAGAAGCTGCGGTACTGCTCCAGCTGGGCCTGGTACTTGCACCGGGCGATGGTGATGTCTTCCTTGTCAGCCCCTCCAGCACGAAGGAGCTGCACCTGCTCACGCCGGGCCCGCATAGCTGTTTCCATCTGCCTCTGCTTCTGAGTGGCCTCGTAGGTGGTGTACTCCTTGCCACGGAAGCGGCGCGGAGTGTTTTCCCTGGCGTTCTGCTCCTCCAGCCATTCGTCGGTGTAGAGCCGCTCGCTCACTCCGGGGATGAAGGGATAGTAGGTGTGGCGGCAGTTCCAGCCCAGCAGGCCCGGGCCGGTGCCCAGGCCGCACTTGGTTGTCAGCTGCTCCTTGGTGTAGACCTTGCCCTGCCATGCAGCGTGATCCGGACGAGCTCCGGCGTGCCATGTGACCTCGAAGTAGTCGGTCCCCAGCCGCTGGGCGTTCAGATCCGTGACGTGACCGGTGAGCTGGCCGAAGCCAGTGAGCAGAGCACGGCGGGCGGCCACGTCCACGCGATTGTGCCAGCCGCTGGCGTAGTCCACGCCGTAGTCGCTGCCGCCATCGCTGAAGGGGTGGTCGGTCCGGAGCCCGGAGGCTGTCATCTGGCTGACCATGCGGCGGACCAGCGTGTTGTAGTCATAGGCGCCGTTGGCCATGCCGGTGATGGCGTCGTCCAGGTAGCCATTGTAGACGTCAGCCAGGGGCGTGAAGACTTTCCCGCCGTGGCCGTTGTCCAGCATGAAGCCGGTGCTCCTGGTGATGTTGTAGAGCTCCTCGCTGGACTGATGCACCAGGGCGTCGGTCAGCTGCTGGAGCTCGGGGTTTTGCTCGTAGGGGATGAACTCCTTGCCGATCTGCTCGTAGAGGCTGCGGTCGCGGGTATATTCCCGCTCGATGACCTCAGCGTAGAGCCGGCGGACTTCCTCCTCGTTTCCGTCCACGGCCTTCCGGATCAGGTTCTCAATGTCCTGGGTGCTGTTGCCCAGGATGATGAGGCGCTGGATCTGCCAGTCGGCCGAGTCGGTGACTGTGCCGGCCTTCCGGATCCGGCGGATGATGTCGTCCATGATCGCCATTTCCAGGTCCCGGAAGCGCTTCTCGACGCCGGCAGCCAGTAGGTCGTGGTAGCTCTGATCCATTACATCAGAACGCCGGCGGACTGGTCAGGCAGCTTACTGGCTGCGACTTCCTCCGTCTCGCCGTACCATTTCGCGCGGTACTCCGGCAGGCCCATGGCGCCCATGGCGACGTCCTTGCGGTCCTCGGCTCTTTCCGTCTGCTTGTCTTCGATGATGGAGTCGTCGAAGTCGATCACGATGTCGGTGTTCTCCGCCAGGCCGGACACGTTAGCAGTCTTACCCAGGCGGATGATCGTGCGGATCAGGTCGGTGAGAACGTCCTGGAGGATGATCTCATGCTTGCGGATCGTGCGGTACATATCGGAGTTTTCGCTGATGACCTGAGTGGCCGTCGCGACCGTGCCACGCTCGAAGCGGTAGTATTGGGTGCCGAAGCCGCACTTGAAGGAGAGCAGATTCAGATCGTTGTTGATGGCCTGCTCGTGCTGCTCGGCCCTCAGCTCCATGTTGACCTCGTGCAGCGCCTCCTTGGTGTTTTTGAAGTAGTCCTCCGGCAGCGTATAGAAGACGCTATCGTCGGGATCGAATACCTGGGAGCCGTTGGCGTCGGTCAGCATCTCAGGCGCCACGAAGATGCGCTTACGACCGAGGGCGAACTCGTTGGCGTAGCTGTCGTACTCCAGGTCGATCTTGGCCAGGACGTCGATGCTGTTGGCGAAAAGCGCCACGCCCATCGGGTTGGTGTCGTCCTCGTCCACATTGTTCGCGATGTTCAGCTTGTCGATGATGAACTGGGGCTGATTGGAGCCGGTCTCGACTCTGGCAGCCAGGCCCTCGAAGTACGGGATCGCGTTCCACTCGGCAGGCGTCAGATCTCGACCAGCGCCGGAAGAGCACTCCACGACGCTGTTCTCGATGACGTACTGATAGCCGAGATCGTTGCCATCCTTGTCCTGCCAGGGCTCCAGCTTATGGTGTTGGAGCTGGACGTACTTCTTGCGCTTGTAGGTCTTCGGAAATGCGAAGATGACCTCGGTGATCCTGGAGTTCTCCCAGGCTGTGGGGTAGATGTTCTTGGCCACCACATAGTCCAGCTTGATGTCAGCGCTCAGGACGCTGCCGTCTTCGGCCACTTCCATGTTGGTCAGATATGGGACATAGGCCACGGTGCCACAGGCAGCCTTGCGCTCCTGGTACTCGTTGCCCTGCACGGTGAAGTTCGCAGCATCGAGAACGCTGCGGACGAACTTGGCCGTGGTCTCGTCCTTGATGGTGATGGTGACGCGCTCGTTCAGCAGCAGGTCGCTGATGTCCTCGCAGATCTTCTTCGCCATGCCCAGGCTCTTGCGATGGCAGCGCTCATACTGCCCGGTGCCATGGTAGACGCGGTACTGATGGAAGCGCTTGACGTTCGCCCTGTACCAGCTGTCCCACATGGCGATCTTGCTGTAGAAGGAGCTGTCGATGGTGTCGATGCCCTTCTTTTTGAAATACTCGAAAATGTTCATTTTATGGCTCCTTCCGGCTCCTCCTCTTTATCCCTAACGGGCAGGTAGTTCTTAATTTTCGACCACATTCCCATGACCAGGTAGCGGATGGCGTCCATGCCATGGTCGTCCTGCTTCACGGGCTCCTCGCGGCCCCTCTCGATGCTTTTCTTGTCGTACTCATAGAGACCGAACTCCCGGACGGCGTTCTCCTGGTCTGGCGACACGGTCACCATCTTGAAGGTCAGGAGCTTCTGCACTCGGGAGATTCCCAGCGCCACGTCGTTCTCGGCGTCGCGGATCAGCACGTTGTAACCGATGCCCCTGGTGGCCCGCTTGATCTCCTCCATCAGGCCACGGGCCGAGGGGTCGATGAAGGTATAAAAATAGCTGCATGAGTAGGTTTCATGCAGCAGGTTCAAAAACTTGACGAAGTCCCCGGCGTACTCGCTGGGACTTTTCTGCGTTCCGGTCTCCCGGCCGCTGTGGTAGTATTCCGCCAGGCCGTCCAGCTTGTGCTCGTACTCATTCAGGCCGGCCGCCTGGTATGTTGTGGCGTTCTGCTGGCCATAGTCCACGCCGATGCCGATGATCCGGTAGTGGTCGCGGCTCGGGCGCTGGATGGCAGCATCGCCGAACATATAGTAAATAAGCTCGTCCACGCCGATACTGAGACCGAGCCAGAGCCATCTCCACTGGCGCTCATCCATTTCGTGGAGGATCTCAGCCGCCTCGATCAGCTTGGCGCCCAGCCACTCAGGAGGCACGTCCCGGTAGTCCACATGGACGTGGATGCAGTCCGGGCGCTTCTCCATCTTCCGGCACCAAACCACCACGGGGGCGTTGGGGTTCTTCGGCGGGTTGTAGAGGTAGAGCATCTGGAAGCCTTCGGCGTTGCCTCTGATGAAGGTCGCCTCGATGTTCTGGAGCTCGTCCTCGCCTTCGCCGTCTGTGAAGAACTCGCTGACCTCATCCAGCAGCACGATCTTGATTGGCTTGCTCTCGTCGATGATGCCCTTGGTGTCGTCAATGCTGTCGGATCCGGTGAAGTAGATGGTGTTGCCGTTTGGCTTGTATGTGATCTCCATGGGGCTGACCGTGATCTTGAACAGGCTCTCCGGCAGCCCCAGGCGCTTGATGGCTCGCTTGATCTCTTTGTAGACCGTCTTCCGGAGCTTGTTATGGCGCTTCCGGATGACCACGGCGGAGCAGTCTTCCTCGCTGACGATCTTATACACGACCTCGATGGCAGCCTCTGAGGACTTGGTGCCGGCTCGCCCAGAGGTCAGGATCTTGTGCGTGTGCTCTCGATCATTGAAGGCTGGCCAGAACTTCGGGATGATCAGGTCACTGATGCGGGTCGTGCGTGTCATTGATGATCACCACCTTCCCGGCGTCATCGGAGCCGTCGTTCAGCTTAGCCTTCAGCAGATGAAGGCGAGCTTTCTGCTCCTCTGTAGCTGCGTCCCAGTCCTTGTGCAGCATCTCGTCGTATTGCTTAATCAGACCCCGGAGCTCACTCTGAGCGCGTGCCTGTGCTTTCATAAAGTTGGCCTGCTTGTCCCAGGCCTGTTGGACTTCCCATTTCTCGCCCCATGACTCGGCGCCGCTGCGGTCCTCGATCTTCTCGATGGTCTTGTCTTCAGCGTCTTTGACATAGGCGATCTTCTGGGCCCGGATGATGGCAGCGTAGGCCAGCTGGATCTGGGTCCAGAGAAGATCCAGAGGGGAGGAGCCCGCTGTCAAGTGCAGCAGTTCCAGCGTCTCCTCTGGGAGATACTTGGACAGGAAGCCGAACTTCTCGGCGTTCTTGTTACCGGGTGGCCCGGTGGCGTTCTTGTTACCAGGCTGCCCTCCTCGTTTGCGAGCGTTCGGTTTTTTAGGTTGCGAGCGCTCGGTTTCTTCGGGGGCGTCCCATTTGTAGGTGCATTTCCATCGGCGGACAGTCCCCTCCGGGATGTCCAGCTTCCGGGAGATTTCTATGAGTTTAAGGCCCTGCCGATACAATGCAAGGGCCTCGTCCACTTTCGAGTTCCTTGCTTTTGGCATGGTCTCGCCGCCTCCTATTCGTCGTTTCGATAAACGGAAAAGAGCAGGCCCTTTCGGTCCTGCTCTCATTCGTCCACTTTACCAGTATAACACGTTCTGGTTTGCAATGTTCGCCGACTTTCTAAAAGTCGTTCAGCAGCTCGTCCTCGGCCTCCTGGATGCGCTTGGTGGCCGTGTCGAAGTATTGGTCGCCCAGCTCGATGCCGATGAAGCCCCGGCCCTCCTGGACGCAAGCGACGCCCGTGCTGCCGGATCCCATGAAGCAGTCCACCACGGTCCCCCCCCTTGGACAGATCTGGATCAGGGCCTTCAGGAGCTCCACGGGCTTCTCCGTCTGGTGGTGCTTCTGCTTGGTGTTGACGCCGTTGATGTGGTAGATGCCCGGCATGGCCTTGGCGCCCTTGGCTGCCTTCCAGTCCACCTCTTTCCGGCCGTTGGTGCCCCAGACGATGTACTCGCAGTCGTTACGAAAACGGCCGGGGATGTTTCGGCTGATGCCCTTGTCCCAGACAATGACCCCACGCCATACCCAGCCGGCCATCTGGATCGCGTCCGTCATGGCCGGAAGGTTTCGCCAGTCGATGAAGGCGGCGATGGTGCCGCCTTCCTTGGTCAACTCTCTGAGCTCCATGCTGACATGGGTCATAAACTGGATGAAGCTGTGCTGGTCCATGTTGTCACCGGAGAAGCTGGGGAAGCGTGCCGCGCCGTTGAAGTCGGCGTTGGTGTACTTGACGCGGGTGTCCTGTTTGCGGTCGCCGGCAAACAGGCCGCCGCTGGAATATGGCGGATCTATCAGAACGAGATCCGCGCAGCCGGGCTCCAGCTGCCGCAGAAGGTCGAGACAGTTGCCTTTTAACAGTTTGATCATCCTAAAACCTCCCCCAGATGGGTGACGCCCATCTTCCTGAAATGATACGCCCTGCGGACGCTGTAGTTGATGGCGTCAGCCACCTCGGTCATCGGCGCCCGTGCTATGTAGAACTCGGTCAGCACGGTTCTCTCGTAGTCGTCCTCCAGCGTCTCAATGGCGTCGCTGATCTCGATGACCAGGGAGGCCTTCTCACGCCGGAGCTGCTCGATCTCTCGGTCCAGCTCGTCCACTCTGACGATGACGTCGGCCATCTTATCGGTCGGAGTGCTCTGGACCCTGTCGCGGTCATAGCGGATGGCGCCAGGCAGCAGGCAGGCCCTCAGCTCGTCCCGCTGGGTCTCTTTCCGTCTGATGATGATCTCCTTGCGGCGGATCTGCATCAGGAAGTCATAGGTCTCGTCTAAAGTCATGACAGCGTCACCTCCTTCGTGAGAAGCTGCTCCAGGCTGACGATGATCTTGTCGGTGCCCAGGGCGAAGCCCAGCTCGCGACTGGCGCCGATGGATCGCTCCCAGCCGGGAAGCTGCACCAGGTAGTCAGCAATGGACAGGAGCTCCAGGTCGATCCGCATGATTTCCTCGTAGCTCATGCACTCGACGGGAATGGCGTCATCAATCGCCGCAGGGTTAATGACATTGTAACCCATCTCCTTCAGCGCGGCGGCAGCCTTCGCAAACTGACGCCGGTAGTCTTTATGGCCCGTAACGGGACCGCTTAAATATCCGATCATCTGAAAATCCTCCCTGTCTTTTTGTGTTTTATCGTGATGCGGCCGACTATTTCAAAGCCAGCCATGTCAGCCAAAAGGCGGAAGGTGTGGATCAGGTCCTTGTTCTTTCGCTCGGCCTCGTTTTCTTCTTGTATGACGTTTTTGGTGCCGAGATAGGCTGTCACATCGAGATAGCCCTCCGCGTTTCTCCTCGGGTCGCTCATTTATTTCTCCTTTCTTTCAGTGCTGCCATCAAGGCCGCCTGACTGGTGTCCTTTGCCTCCAGGGCATCCATGACCTGCTCGTCCACGGTGCCCTCTGCGATCAGGTGGTGGATGATCACCGGCTTCTCCTGGCCCTGCCGATAGAGGCGGGCGTTGGCCTGCTGGTAGAGTTCCAGGCTCCAGGTGAGGCCGTACCACACGATCACATGGCCGCCCTCCTGGAGATTGAGGCCGTAGCCCACACTGGCCGGATGCGCCAGGAGCACCTGGACCTCGCCAGCGTTCCACTCTGCGATGTCCTCCGGGCCGTCCAAAGTCCGGGCCTCGGGGATCGCTGCCCGGATAGCGTCCAAGTCGTGCTTGTAGCTGTAAAATACCAGGACAGGGCTGTCGGTGGTGTCGATAATCTCCAGCAGCGCCTCCAGCTTTGCATTATGCAGCCGGACGACATTGCCCTCGTGGGAGTAGACGCTGCCGTTGGCAATCTGTAGGAGCTTGGTCATCACGGCGGCCGCGTTCAGGGCGACCACGTCCTCGTCGTCGATGTGAAGCAGCTGCTCGGCCTCCATGGTCTTGTACTGCTTCATCTCCTGGGGGCTCAGCTTGACCGGGATCCGGTTGTCGATCCGCTTCGGCAGCTTCAGGTAGTCGGCCGCGCTCATGCTGATGCAGATGTCACTGATGGCGGCCTCGATCTTCTCCCTGGCTCCCCGAAGGGGCTCCCACTTGAAGACGATGTAGCCGTTCCGGGCTCCCGGCCGGAAGTATTTCTCGCGGTAGGCTCCCAGCGTCTGGCCCAGGCGTTCGCCACGGTCCAGCAGGTAAATCTCAGCCCAGAGATCCATGAGGCCGTTGGCCGAAGGGGTGCCGGTCAGACCGACGACCCTGCTCACCCTCGGCATGACCTTCCGGAGAGCCCGGAAGCGTTTGGCCTGGGGGTTTTTGAAGCTGGAGAGCTCGTCGATCACAATCATGTCGAAGGGCCAGCCGGTCTTCAGCTTCTGGTAGAGATCCACCAGCCAGACCACATTGTCGCGGCCGATGACGTAGATGTCGGCGTCCGTGACCAGCGCCCGGCGCCGCTGCTCTGGTGATCCCAGCACCTTGCTGACGCGAAGGTGGCGGAGGTGGTCCCACTTGGCGTGCTCTCGTGTCCAGGTGTCCTCGGCCACTCGCTTCGGCGCGATGACCAGGACGCGATCCACCTCGAACATCTCGTTGATCAGGATGTCGATGGCGGTCATGGTGATGACGGTCTTGCTAACCGAGGCCCATCTCCAGGAACAGGCCGAAGCGCTTATTGTTGACGATCCTGTCTATCGCCTTCTGCTGATATTCGTGTGGGATGAACTTCATCGGGCACCACCTCCTTGTCGTTTTCTTTGTGCCACCTGGCGTGCTCGGCTTGGCTGCTGAACACGCGAAGATTTTCAGGTCTGTTGTCTCTTTTGTCGCCGTTGATGTGGTGGACGACTTCACCGGGAAGCAGCGGGCGGCCCAGGATCTGCTCGGCCACGATCCGGTGCGTGTGCCTGCCGTTGGTTTTCCGGTAGCTGTCGGTCTGGCCGGTGTTCAGACGGCTCAGCGCCAGCTTCTGCCGGACCTCTTTGGTCATCCGGGTCGGGTTGAGTTCTGCGTTCATCTTTGCCATGTGGCACTGGCGACTGCAGAAGTGCTCCTGGGATCTGGCCCATTGGCTCGGCGGCATACTTATGGGGGCGCCGCAGTGGTCACAATTTCCATATATCGGCATTATCCGATCACCTCCCAGATCCAGGCTCGCGCCTCCTTCATGCCTGCGATCACTGCCACGTTGCAGCCCAGCTTCTGGAGTCGTTCGATCTGCCATTCCTGGACGGCTGTGGGCTTTTCGCCTTCGCGCTTCAGCTCTACAAACCATACCCGGCCACCCGGTAGGATAGCGATCCGGTCGGGCACGCCGTCGTTCCCAGGGCTTGTGAACTTCATAAACTTGCCGCCCATTTTCTCGACCTGCCTCCGCAGGCCGCTTTCAATATCTCGTTCTCGTTTTTCCATGAGGGTCCTCCTATTGGAACGAGGCCCCGAATTTTTCCTATAATGCGCGTATGTGTCCTCGCGGGGGCCTGTTTTCATGTGTGTAGGGGTTATTTTTAATAATCTATATAAAAAGCTTGTTACCTCGTTACCCTTTGCCCATTCTCCCTTGCGGTTGCTGGGTTTTAGGTGGTAACGATTGAGGGAACAGACGGCGGAACAACGTCCGCCCGTTACCCTCTGCCCGTCGTCCGAATGGTAACGAGGAACAACAGCCACCAGGGGCCTTCGTTACTCGTTACCACTCCGGACGAACACGCGCTGCTTGCCGTATGCTTTGCTTCGCATGGTGGCGTTTGCAGGTCTTTCCCAGCCCGGGATCCTCGCCATGATGGCCACGATCTCGTCGCCGTCCTTGCGGGTCCAGTAGTGCTTGGCCCTTCCGAAGCACTCGCAGAAGATCTCCATCACGCTGACCTTGGTCCTCTGCACGGTGCCCGTCTGCTTTGTGGCGTCCAGGACATCACGCTGCTGGAAGTAGTCCACGCGCTGCATCAGATCCCAGTCTTCCCAGTCTGCCGGCAGCAGGGTCTCCAGGTAGTCGATGACGTCGCCCTCGCGCTCGTCGTACATGAGCGCTGCCTGCTGGGCCTTGGTCGCTTCCAGCTCCATCGCGGCGTCCAGGTAGGACGTCTCGCCCTCGGCCACGTAGACCATGGCCTCAGCCCAGATCTGGGCGCGGGTCTCCTCGGTCATCCCCCAGACGCTGAGGGGGCCGCCTCCGTTGACGGTGACGGGCCAGAAGCGCCGGTTGCCGGTGGTGTCTCTCAGGAAGCCGCCGGTGCTGTTGGTGGTGCCGCAGATGATGGCCGTCCTCGGGTGGCGCTCCACGACGCGGCCATAAGCTGCGCGGTACTCGTCCACCTGGCGGCTGATGAAGCCCTTCATCACATCGACGTCGGCCTTGCGGGTGCCCTGCATCTCGCCGATTTCCATGATCCAGACGCCCTGGAGCTTCTCGGCTGCGGTCTTGTCCCTGGTGTCGGCCAGGCTGAGGGAGTCGCTGAACCATTTCCCGCCCAGCTTCCGGAGCAGGGTGCTCTTGCCGATGCCGGGCTTGCCGTCCAGGACGAGGACGGTGTCGAACTTGCAGCCAGGCTGCAGCACGCGCTGGACGGCTCCGATCAGAGTCTTGCGGGTGACGGCCCGGGTGTAGGCTGAGTCCTTGGCGCCCAGGTAATCGACCAGCAGCGTGTCCACTCTCGGCACGTTGTCCCACTCGGGGAGCTGCTGGAGGTATTCCCGCAGCGGGTTGAAGCGGCGCTTGTCCGTTACGGTCGTGAGCGCCTTGCTAAAGCGGTTCTCCGGGAACTGGACGCCATACCGGTCGGCCACCCAGGTGTAGAGCTGGGCGTCGTCGGCGTCTCTCCAGTATTTGTTTGGGCGCGGCCAGGGCAGCCTGCCCTTGACCTCGATGCCGTTGCTCAGCTCGTTGTAGCGGATCCCCTGAAGGGCGGGCTCGTTCTCCAGGATCAGCACGGCGTTGGTGATCAGCGGCTTGACATCGCCATTCTCTGTCCGGACCAGCTTTGTCTTCCAGCTGTCGTCGATGTCGTCCGGGAGCGGCACGCCCTCGAATTCCAAAACCGATTGGCTCTGGCGGTCGTTCGCGAGCGTCAGGCTGACGCCAGGGTCTTCGTTCGCGAACGCATACATGGCCTTCTGGCTCGGGAGCTGACTGACCGCTATGTCCTCCTTGCCCTCATCCAGATGTCCGAACTTGTGGATGCGGACCAGGTCGAAGGCGTTGCAGAGCCGGCCCCCCGCTGGGTCGGTGCTGTGGTTGGAGTAGGCGAACACGTCGCCGTCATAGACTACCAGGCCGGCAGCAGTTGAGCCGGCTGCGTAGGTGTAGCGGTCCTCTTTGGCCGTTGGGGTGTAGACGTCCGGCAGGAACTTGGCGATGGCCTCGGTGATGCTGTAGGTGCGGCAGAAGGCGCCCAGCGGGCCCTTCTTCTCCAGTGGGTCGCCCTGCCGGTCGGCGTCCCTCTTTCTGATGCCCACCATACGGGACGACTCCGGCCAGTAGCTGGTGTCGGTCCAGTCCGGGTACTCTGCCAGGATGGAGTCAGCCGCCAGGAAGGGGGCGTCGTAGTATTGGAAGAAGGGCTCGACATCCACGCTATGGCTCGGCCAGTACATCAGACGGGTCGGCTGGAAGGTGGAGTCGTCGAAGTAGTCGATGCCGATCTTCTCGGCGATCTTGCGGGCGATGGCCTCGTACTCGTCCGGCGTGACCTCTCTGTCAAGAGGCATGATCAGACGGTAGCGAGGCTTCGCCTTGGTGTGCTTATGTGTGGAGTAGACCGCCAGGGCGTTGTCGATCTCCAGGTTGTCGATGATATTGTCCCAGAACTCGGCCGGAGGGAAGTCCAAGTCGAGGGTGAGCAGCTGGCGGGCCGTGACGTAGCCGGTCTTGCGGCGGCCATCCCTCAGATGACCGCCGACGAAGCCGCCGATGTCCTTGATCTTGTCCTGCTGCTCCTTGCTCATTTTCATGTACTCGGCGTGGGTCTCTGTGGTCTCCATGGAGCGGGAGAGCTTATTCAGAAGAGCCGCCCAGCTCATGGTCTTATTCTTCCAGGAGGTCTCGAAGCGGCTACGGCCGGTCGAGATCAGGAGGTCGCCGTTGTACTTGACCATGAACAGGGGCAGAGTGAGTTTTTCCGCTGTGTTGGTCATGGTCTTAGCACCTCCGCGTTTTGTCTTAATTTTTCAGCCGTGGCCTCAGCGGCCTCGAACTCGCGCTTTTTCTTCCGGAAGGCTGAGAGGGCTCCGGAGCGCTCGGCGGTCAGCTTCTTCAGCTGTTCCCGTTCCTCGTGCAGCCGTTCAGGGTATCCCAGCTGGCGGGCCCTCTTTGGCTGCTCTTTGATGCAGGCCCGGAGGGTGGTGATCCGGCGCTTGGCCGTCTCGATCTGCGGCTCCAGGTCCGCTGCTTTTTGGTGGTGGTTTACTGCCTCGTTGGCGAGGCTCTTGCGGCCGTCCAGGATCTTCTGGGCTCGGCTCTCGCAGGCCCCGGCCAGCTGCATCCGGATGACGTCCTGATGCTCAAAGTCCAGGGCGACCACCCGGAGGAGCTTCCGGATCCTGGCTGTGCTTGTTGGGAAAAAGGCGTCCGGGTTGATGGTCATGTAGCCGGTCTCCCAGCGTATAGTGATAGGCTCCATCGCTGTCCTCCTTGCTTGTAGATGGTTTATGTCGGGGGCACGAGGCCCCCGGGATTTACGATAATTTGATCAGGAAAGCCGGGCGGACGCCGATGGAGAGCGAGGCGAGCCAGCTGTAGGCAAAACCGCTGTCGTCGACAAGGCAGAAATTCGTCGCCGACCGGACGTACTTGTTCTGGAGCCATCCCCACTCGTAGCTTTCGCCCTTGCGTTCGGCGACGCGATTGGCGCGTTCCTTCATCAGAGGCCACTGCTCGCAGTCGTCAGGCTCCACGGCGCCGGAGTTGTACCAGTCATCGTGCCCGAACATCTCGCCGTAGAACGGCAGACGGAGCAGATCGCCGTTGTCGAAGGGCGCCAGCTCCAGACCAGTGAAGTCCTTCAGAATCTTCTCGCTGTTGAGCTCCTCGCGGAGATCGCTCTCCTGGTAGCCGCCCTTGTTGGTGTTCTTCTCGTTCATCTGCATGGCCTTGTCGAGATACTGGTCCAGAAGGAAAAGAGCCAGGCCTTCGCCAGGCAGAGCCTGGCAGGTGGCGGTATAGTGGCCGACCTGGATGCGGTCGCCGATCTGGATCTCGTTGGTTTCGATGGTTATGGTGCGGTTAATTTTCATTTGTGTGTCCTCCTTAGTCTTTCATGTAGAACGGGGTCTCGTAGCCGTCGCCCCGTAGTGGTAAACCGGGCGCCCAGGGGATCGCCTCGCCCATGCAGGCGTTGATCCGCTCCAGCGCGTCGGTGTCTTCGATTGGCACGTCAACGATCATCTCGTCATGGACGTGCATCACGATGTTATAGCCCAGAGCTGCGACCCTCTGCATGGATATGGCCAGGCAGTCTCTGGCGATGGCTTGGGTGATGTTCTCAACCAGCTTGCCGCCGTAGGTCTCAGTCTCTCCCCATCGCTTGGTTTCCTGATTGACTCCCATGTAGACGATGTGCTCGCGGCCGTCCCTCGGGTCCATCTTCAGGTGGGTGTTCCAGTAGCAGAGCTTCCGGCCGCTGGGCAGCTTGATGAACAGGTTGCCGTTGATGTAGCCGAAGGCGATGCCGTTCTTCAGTCGGACGGTGCGGTGTTCTTCGATGACTGTCCTGGCCGCCATCTCGCAGTTGCGCCAGAGCTTCACCACGCTGGGGTTGGCCCCCCGCCACTGGTCCACGACGCTCTGGAGCTCGTCCTCCGGGATGGTGCCGCCCTTGTCCATGCGCTTCATGGCGCCGACGCCGCCTTGGTAGCCGCAGGCCAGAACTGCGACCTTTCCTTTTTGGCGGAGGTGGCTGTTGGCTCCGTGCTTTTCCACGGGCACGTGGTACATCATGGAGGCGGTCTCGCAATAGATGTCCTTGCCCTGCCGGAAAGCCTCCAGGGTCCATTCCTCGCCGGCGATCCACGCCAGCACGCGGGCCTCGATGGCCGAGAAGTCAGAGACAACGAAGCGGCAGCCTTCTGATGGGATGAAGGCCGTTCGGATCAGCTCGGAGAAGACGAAGGCCGTCTCTCCGAACAGCGTGCCCATGGTCTCGAAGTCTCCCTCGGCCGCCAGCTCGCGGGCCAGGGCCAGATCCGGCAGCGTGTTCTTGGCCAGGTTGTGCGTCTGTACCAGACGGCCGGCCCAGCGTCCGGAGCGGTTGGCGCCGTAGAACTGAAGGATGCCTCGCAGCCGGTGATCCTGGCAGTGCGCCACCAGCATCGTGCTGTACTTGGCCACGCTGGTCTTGCCCAGGGCGGTGCGGATCTCCAGCACTCTCCGGACGATGTCCGGGAGATCCGGATCTCGCAGCGCTTCGGTGATGGTGTCCTTGGTGACGCTGGTCATCTCCACGCCCTGCTCTGCGAGCCAGCGCTTCAGCTGGGCCAGGCTGTTTGGGTTTTTCAGCCCGGTGAGCTCCTGGGCTTCTTCCTGGAGCTCCTGCCGGCGCCGGGTGTCATATTCGACGATTTTCTCGACCATGGGGATGTCGAGCGCCACGCCGTTGTCGTTCATGTGTTGGTCCAGAGCCCAGAGCTCCTGCTCTGACTCCGGTGTCTTGTAGATGGATAGCTTCCGTAGGATCTCCTGCTCGGTCACAACGTCCTGCCGGTTGTAGCTCTTGTAGAGTTGCCACTTGGCCGGGTCATGCTGTGGGAGGTTGCGCGTCCTCTGGCCGTTGGTCCGGGTCGGCTTGCATGGCTTCGAGAAGAACTGGATCAGAGCCTTGCCCTGGGGGTCCTTCAGCTTCTCGGGGGGAAGGCCCAGCGCCTCGCCGGCGCCTGCCAGATTGCCCGGCAGGCCCAGCGTCAGCGCCTTGACCATCGTGCAGCGCCACTCCTCCGGCGGCATGGGCTTCTGGAGCCACTTGGCCAGACAGGTGCGCTCGAAGTTCGCGTTGAAGGCGGTCTTGACGATCTGGGGATCGAGGAGGGCCTCGCAGAACTCGGCCATCATGTCAGGATCAGCATCGAAGCAGTCGATGGTCTTGACGTCGTCCTCGCCCCAGTCGTCGAAGATGTACGAGATGAGCAGGATGTCGAAGTCGGGCGCCTCCACGTAGGCGTAGACGCCCGCCTCGGCCAGGTCCACGGAGCTATAGGTTTCTATATCCACGCCCATAACTCGGTGCATCTGTATGTCCTCCTTAGAAGTCCTCGTCGTCCTCGAAGTCGTCGCCGCCGAAGTCGGACTCGGCAGAAGCACGGGCAGCGCCCAGGCGGTCGTCGTCCTTCAGCTTCTGGATGTTATTCAGGCCGACGCCGACACCCTTGTTGCCGTTGGTGTTGAAGGGGAAGAAGTTGATGGAGGCGCGGCCCCAGCAGCCGGAGTAGACCTCGTCGGGATCCAGGATCTCGTTCAGATCCTTGTCCACGATGCCGGGCTTCTGGGTGCTGTTGCAGTTGAGGAAGTACATACCCTCGTACTCAGGAGCCTCATCGGCACGCTCGGCGTCGCCGTCGCGCAGAGGCTGCTTCAGGTTGGCGGGCTTCTTGCCGCCCCACTTGGAGCTGATGCCGTCCTGGACAGCTGCGTCGATGGCTGCCTTGATCTTCTTGATGGTGGCCTTGTCCTCTTTAGGGATCAGCAGGCACACGCTGTACTTGGCGTCCTGGCCAGCCTGGAAGGCGCGGCTCTTGAAGATGTTCACATAGCTGAAACGAACTTTTCCGGTGATAACTTTGGTAGTAGACATTTTATAATCCTCCTTAATTAGAACGGCGCGACCTCGTCGTCGCCGGTGGTGAAGTCGGCCTGAGCCGCTTCGGTTGTGTTGATAGCTTCGCGTTTATCAGACTCCGGCACGAGGACCGGCTTGCCTGCGGGTTTGATCAGCAGGTCGCCCAGAGTGGCGGCCAGCTTCTTCTTGCCGACGAGCTTCTCCATCTCGGTGATGCCGTAGAGTTTGCGCTGGTAGAGCATCGCCTCGTCGAAGCCGGCAGCCTTCAGCTTGTCGGCCACCTGGATCTCGTCTGCGTACTTGCGGTTGCTGCGGCCTTCGACCAGCTTCCAGCCGTCGTAGTGCTCACCGGCCAGGGCCTGCTCCAGAGCGTAGGCGCTGACCTCCTCGGCCCACTTCTTCAGGTGCTCGGCCTTGGCCAGCACTTCGCCGATCTCCTCGCTGGAGAGCAGCGGGGGCTTCTGGAACTCCATCCGGGCCAGATCCAGGTTGAACTCGGCACGCTTGCGGCAGCGGGCCTTCGCCGGGCAGAAGCGGCACCAGTCGCCGGCCACAAAGTAGTCGGAGCCCTCCATGGCCATGATGGCGCGGGGGGCGACTTCCTCCTCACCCCAGAGCAGCAGCTCTTTCAGGATGACGACCTCGCTGTCAACGTGATCGAGCCGGGGCTGGACGACGGTGGTCTTCACGGTGTCGAAGTCGTAGAGATCGCCGAACAGAGAGACGGCGCCCAGGCCGTAGAGGCGGAACTGGGGGTTGTTCTTGGCCTCGACCTTGATACCTTTGCCGTACTTCAGGTCGATGACCTGGATCATGCTGCCGCCGATGATCACGGCGTCGGAAGTGCCGAAGCCCTCCGGGATCCATTGGGAAAGATCGAGGCGCTGCTCGATCATCAGCTCGGCGCCTTCGCCGGCTGCGGCGAACTCCTCCAGAACGGTCTCGACATAGAAGTCGGTGGCCTCGTCCATCTCGCCGTTGTAGTAGTCGTCCTGCTGGATCTTGGCCAGGCGCTTCTTGTACTGGGCGTCGGTGATCTCGTGCAGGACGTGGCGGAGCTTCAGCTCGGCCAGGCTGTGGGCGACTGTTCCCTCGTCGGCGTAGCTGCTGGAGCCGGGATCCGGACACTGATCAGACAGGGCGACGGATCCGGGGCAGTTGATCCAGCGGTATGCGGCCGATGCGGAGCAGCGGGCGTGCTTAGTCGGCATTGGTTTCCTCCTTTGCTGCTTCCATGAGCTTCGGCAGGTCAGCGAGTGCGACCTCGGTGAGCTTGCCCTTGCCGGTCTGCTCGTTAATGAGTTCCGCCGCACGGTTGTAGCCGCGCTTCTTGTTGAGGGCCGCGAGCTGCTTGCGGACGGTGATGCGGAAGTCCTCGGTCACTTCTGTGGGCGCAGCGGGTGCAGCATCGTCAGCAGACTCAGGAGTGGGCTCAGCTTCCGCAGGGGCGGTCTTTTCGACCTTCCTGGTGTTCTTCTTAGGGGCATGGTCCTCCGGTGCTTTCTGGGGCTCCTGGACGGCCTCAGCGGGTGCAGGAGCGTCCTCTGTTTCCTTGGATGCCTGGGCGAGCAGGTTCGGGGACTCGACGCCCATGTACTGCTTGAACTCGTTCAGGTTTGCAAATTCGACGGTGATCTTCATGCTTTTATTTCCTCCTTGTTTGTGTTATACTGGGACTGTGTTCTATTGGGCTCCGAGGCATTAGCTCCGGGGCTCAATCTTTTTGTGCAGCCATAGGCACCACCTCCTTCACAGTCTCAGGCTCCTCAGCCTCTGCGGTTTCCACGCTTCTCAGGATCGCCCGGTAGGCCGAGCGGGCCAGCATTGTCAGGTCAATGTCTTCCATGCGCTTGTCCTCCTTAGATGGTTTTGATGGTCTGATGACCTATGCAGCCGGTCCCCCCCGCTCCCACACAAACCAGGAGTAGCTGGTGGCGTCGGTGCCTCGGCCGGTGAAGCTGGGGCGCTTGTGCAAGGTGTAGAGACCGCTGAGCGGGTGCTCCTGCCACCACTTGAAACGCTTCTCGCTCTCCAGGAAGTTCGTCCGGAGCAGGAAGATCATCAGGCCGCCAGGGTGCAGCAGCTCCAGGCTCTTGTTGATGAAGTCCAGGGCCAGACTGTAGGGCGGGTTGCCTATGATGACATCGTAGCCGCAGTCGGGCTCGTAGTCGAAGAAGCTGCCGATTGTGACGTTGTCAGCCAGAGCTTCCAGGGCGCCCCGCTCCTCCGGTCGCAGCTCCACGGCGTCGATCCGGTTGTCGTATCCGCCTTCCCTCAGCACCTTGACGATCTGGCCGTTGCCGGCAGAAGGCTCCAGGATGCGGTCGCCGGAGCTGATGCCGTCGAAGTTGGCCAGGAAGGCCCGGATGGCTTCCGGCGGGGTGGCGTAGAAGTCGTAGGCCTTGCGCTCGCAGCCTCGGTTTGTGGCGCTCATTGTGGTGTCCACCTGCTTCCTTCGCAGATGAAGTAGTCGTCGGCCGGGATGTAACTCTCCAGGACGAGAGCGGTCGGGCTGCCATCGTGGCTGCAGCAGGCGTCACAGATGTGATCGCCTTCGCCTATCGGCTGCATATTGGCGCAGGTCTCGCAGCACTTGAAGGGCTCCGGCTTGCGTTGTCTGTTCTTTCTTCCCATGTGTGTCCTCCTTCAAATCGAGCACGATACGTGCACTTAATTCGTAAAAAAAATATAGCTCACGCTGCGGTTGTAGCATTTAGCCAGCTTGATCTTGATCTCGTCGCGAGGGACTCGCTCACCGGCCTCGTACATAGCCAGAGCGGAGACGCTGATGCCGCAGGCCTCAGCCACTTCCTGGCGGCTCCTGTTGCCTCTCAGTTTTCTGAGCTTTTCAGCCATGACTTTGTTGTTCATGCTTGTCCTCCTTTCTTATTTCTGGACCTTCTTCTGGAGCTTCAGCCAGATCTTCATGGTGTCACGGGTGATATAAAACGATCCGCACACGGCGATGAAGTGGTCGAGGCAGGTGTGGACCACCTCGCCCTCGATGACGTACTTGGCGCCGATCCAGCAGAGCTCGAAGGCGATCAAAGTGCCCAGCAGGCAGGCGAGATAATTGGAATAATACTTGAAGCGGGTCATTGTTGTGTGTCCTCCCTTTTCTTTGGTGGCAGCGAGCGCGTCGCTCCACTCGATAAATGCTCGTAAAATGGGGTTGGTGTTGCCCTGGTCAGCCCGGGCCTACTTCGCCGGCTGGGCTGACCAGCAGGTCGTAGAGCTTAGCCTTCAGTTGGATGACTTCGGCCTCGGCGGCCTCAGCACGACGCTGGGCCTCTCCAGCGGCGGTTGCTTCCTCATCACATCTCTGGCCATTCCAGCGGGCGGTCTCCTGGATCTGCTTCAGCTGATCCTTCAGCTTTGCAATCTCGGCGTCCTTTTCCTCGGCGACCGCATGGGCGGCAGCATGGGCGGCCTCGTAGTCCTTCACGGCCTCGGACAGCTTGTCCTCCAGTTCTGCGACGCGCTTCTCAGCGTTGCGGGCGCGGTCAGCCATGGAGCAGGCCCAGTCGTTGTCGATGTTCTCAGCGGCCAGGTCGAAGCAGCCCTCGAAGGCGGTGGCCAGGTAGGAGTCCGGGCCCAGCTGCTCGACCATCTTCCGGATCTTCTCCAGGGTGTCGCGCTCCTGTTGTTTGGTGGCCGGGGTATTGGTGCTGGCCAGCTCTATGCTGATGATGGTGGCCGTGCTGTGACGGTAGCACTCGCCGAAGTCTTTGCGGGCCTGGCGCTCGTTGATGGCGGTGAAGTGGTCGGTGCCCTGGGTCCCGTTTTCGCGGGTAAAAATAATTTTGTAGGTGTTCATTGTGTGCCCTCCTGTCGTTGTGGGGTCTCTTGCGTGCACGTTTCGTGCACATTCACAATATAGCACACGCATCGTGCTCTGTCAAGCACATTTCGTGAAAATTTAATTGAAATTTTTGCACGTTATGTGTATAATCAAAGTATCTAAATAAGGGAGGTCATTCTTATGGCTGAATTTGCAAAAATCTTTAAGAAATTACGACTGGAGCGGGAGCTGTCTCAGAGCAGACTGGCCGACCAGCTTGGCATATCAAAGAGCGCTGTCAATATGTATGAACGCGGAGACCGCCGCCCCGATTTCGAGACGGCGGAAGTGATCGCGGACTTTTTCAATGTAGATATGAACTATTTGCTGGGGTATTCTGATAAAATCACGCGGCTGTCCGGGGATCACACCGACCCCACATCTGGCCCCTGTGTTGAAGTTACTGCTGCGGAGCTGGAGCTGCTGAAGGCTTTCCGGCACGCCGGAGCTGAGACCCAGGCAGCGATCAGAGCGATCCTGCACATTTAACGGGAGGACCCCGGGAAGGGAGGACGGTGCCATGCGCGGCGTCATTTATGCGAGATATTCACCAGGCCCGCACCAGACGGAGCAGTCCATCGAGGGCCAGGTTGCCGACTGCCAGCAGTATGCTGAGGAGCACGGCATTGACATCATAGAGATATATGCAGACCGGCACGTCTCCGGCAAGAGCGTCGTCGGCCGTGACGAGTTCCAGCGGATGCTGCGAGACGCGGAGAAGGGCCGCTTCGACTGCGTCCTGGTGTGGAAGATCGACCGCTTCGGTCGGGATCGCCAGGACATTGCTATGGGAAAAATGGCCTTGAAGCGGGCAGGTGTCAAGCTGATGTACGCCCGGGAGAGCGTTCCGGAGGGCCCGGAGGGGATCATCCTGGAGAGCGTGCTGGAGGGCCTGGCCGAGTATTACTCCGCCGATCTCCGCCAGAAAGTCATCAGAGGCATGAAGGAAACCGCGAAGAAGGGTCAGTATTGCGGCCAGTCTCTGCCGATAGGGTATAAAGTAGACGCCGAGCGTCACATCGTTGTGGATGAGCGCGAGGCGGCAGTTGTCCGGGAGGCGTTCAAGCTCCACATCGCTGGCGGCCAGACCCGGGACATCGTCCAGCTGTTCGCTGACCGTGGGATCATGGGCCGGCGCGGGAAGCCGGTCTCCAATGCGGTCGTCTATCGTATGCTGCGGAATGAGAAGTACCTGGGCGAGTTCTACATCCAGGACGTGAAGCTGAACGTGGAGCCGATCATCGACCAGGCGACCTTCATGGAAGCTGCTCAGCACTTTAAGACGAGCCGCAACAATGCGGCAGGGAGGGCGAAGGTGAACTATTTGCTGAGCTGTAAAATGTTCTGCGGGTATTGCGGCTCGATGATCAGCGCAGAGGCTGGCACCGGAAAGCTGGGGAAAGTATACCGATATTACAAGTGCGGGGACAAAAAGCGTGGGAAGAAGTGCGAGCTGAAGCCGTTCCCGAAGGACCACCTGGAGGATGCGATCATCCTGGCCACGGTGAACGATATGCTGACCGATGAGATGATCGAGAAGCTGACCGTCCGGATCCTGGAAGTCCAGGAACAGGAAAACGCCGACGATCCCGTGGTGGGATTGCGTCGGCGTCTTGATTCAAATAAAAAGCGCCAGCGGAACTTGCTGGACGCGATAGAAGAAGGCGGGGCCCGTGGCCTGGTCTCTCGTTTGGCTGCCCTGGAGGAAGAGGAGGAGCAGCTGGTGCTGGAGATCCAGCGGGCAGAAATAAAAAGGCCCCGACTCACCCATGAGGTGGTCGAGGCCTGGCTGCGCTCCTTCCGCGTCGGAGACGTCACGGATGACGACTTCCGCGCTCGGTTGGTTGACACGTTCATCGCCCGAGTCGAGCTCCGCAACGATGAGGCGCTGATATTTTACAATATCCGAGAAAAGGGCCCGCACTCACGTGTTCGAGTACGGCCCGAATGGTGGAGCCCGCGCGACGGTACTCGAACCCCGAAGATCATCGTGCTGCGGGACTATGTCGTCCTCAGAATTGCCGTATAAAGCAAAAGAGCCCCGGCGGGTGCCGGGGCTCTCTTAGTCTATCATGTATTTGCTGGCTGTTGTGACCGCGCAGCAGGCTCCCAGGAATACGAGAGCCGCCACGCTGATCAGGGCGATCATGCCACGCCCAGGATCTTCTTGGTCCTGTTCAGAACGTCAGCAGGATCCAGTCCGGAGCCCTTCACCTTGCCGGCGATCTCCTGCGCCAGCACGTCAGCAGGATCCGGCTCGGCCGGCTTCGCTGCGACGCCCTGGATGGTGCAGTAGTCAGGGTTTTCGAGGTAGATCCAGCCGGCGCCGCTTTTCAGCTTGCCCCAGCCGTCCTGCACCTCGGTGATGGTAAAGACGCCCTTGCCGGTCTGGCCTCTGACCGCGTAGCTCATGCCGGGGCCCTTGCGGTAGTTCAGATCCGGGATAATGACGCGGACAGTGAAGGGCGTCGCAGGGAAGCCCTGGACGGCCCCCGGAGCCGCCTCGGATGGCTGGGTAGTGCCAGAGCCCAGGAGCTCATTGACGGCCGCAGCGATGGCGCCGTGGCGGTCGTAGAGGTACTGGCCCGGGCAGGCCTTGTTGGCATAGTCGCGGTGCACGGTCATGTTGCAGCCGTTGGAGTGGTTGACGCGGTCGGCCTTGTTGGTGGACCAGATCAGCTTCTTGATGCCGTTGCGCTTGCAAATGTCGGCTATCAGCTTGATCAGTGCGGCGTAGGCTGCATCGGTCACGGCGTAGGGGTGCTCGGTGTCGCTGGCGACTTCGATGGTGATGGCGCGGTTGTCGTTCTCACGGCTGGAAGTGCACCAGGAGCGATCCGCCTCATCGACGGACAGGCCGATGGAGCCATCCTTGCCGACGATGTAGTTGGCGCTGCACTCGCGGTCAGTGGTGGCAAAAAAATCGCAGCCTTGCTTCGCCGTCCACTGGCCCACGATGCAGTGGATCGTAATGGTGTCGATGGCGTGGTTGCGGGGGCTGGTCTTGTTCTTGGTGATGTTGGTGTACGTTACCAGAGGGCTGTTGCTCACGGTGATCTCCTCCTTCTCTGGGGTTGTTGTAGTGTTTGCGTAGGCGTCGTAGTATGCCTGGCCGAAGCCGGCCCGCTTTACCTTGACGGCGTTGCTCATGTCGGCCGGGCGCTCGTACTTGGTCAGCACGATGTCGGACGCCTCCTTCACGGTCCGGGCTGTCCGGAGTACCTGGAAGACGGCCACGTGGCCCTTCAGCTCCTGAAACATGAAGTCGAGCTGCATCATCAGGTCGCCGATGGACGCGCCGGTCTTCCGGGCATAGTTGAGCATGGCCTCCTTGCGGCTCCAGTATGTCCACTGCGCGAGGCCGTAGCCGGCGCTGTCGCGGACGAAGTTGGAGTAGCTCCCGGAGTCCACGGCGGCCGTGTACTCGGCGTCCGTGAAGCCCAGGCGCTTCTCGTAGGTGTTCTGGAGGTTTATCGGATTGAGCCCGCTCTCGGCGTAGAGGTTGCCCATCAGCCCGGCCACACCGGCCGGGCTGAAACCTTTGCAGCAGAAGTAGTTCCAGATGGTCCTCTCGGTGGAGGACCCCGTCGCCTTCACGGCTTACTCCTTGCCGGGGCCGGTGTTAGCGTCGCCCTCTGCCTTCTGTTTCAGGATGTCGATGGCCTTCGCCACGACGGCAGGGATAGGCACTCCCATCAGTCCGGCGTTCTCGATAATGCTGATTGTCTCGTTGGCGATGAAGGCGATGATCGCCGTGTCTCTGATGAATGTGGAGCCCGTGACCAGATCGAGGCGGCAGGCCACCAGCACCACCAGGAGAGTCGTGCCCTTACGGCAGAGACCCTTCCAGCCGGCGCGACTCTCCAGGGCGCCTTCTGTGGACTTCTGGGATCTGTGAAACACGCCGGCAACGATGAGGCCGGTGACGTAGTCCACGCCCATGAAGATCAGGAGCGTGGTCAGAGCTGCGTCCCAGCCTCCGAAAAGGCTGGCGATGAAGCCGCCCGCGACTCCCACTGCTGTGCAAATTCCAGTTTTCATGTTGTGTACCTTCCTTCTTTTTATTTACTTAGAATTATGCCCCCACGAATATCTCCGTGGGGGCATTGTGGGCTTTACTCAGTGACGAGCTCTGCCAGTTCCAGGTCGATCAGCATCTCCTTGACCTGGGGCTTGATCAGGTCAGGGACGCTGTCGTAGGTACGCTTGCCCTTGACGATCAGGGCGACGTAGATGACTGCCATATTGTTCACCTCCTTTCTGAGCCAGGATCTGAAGCGCCGGATCATCTTACTCCTCCAGGAGCGCGCGGACTTCGTCGCGCAGATTTTCGGGCACGTCGTCGATGGTTTTGAGCCCCTTCTTGATGAGAGCTGCGTAAACTTTAGCCATAGTTATTTACCTCCGATAATCATTTCATAGACCTCAGCCAGAGCGAGCTGAAGGTCGGTGATGCTGTTGGCGTTGGCGGCCAGAGCAGCTGTGGCGAGTTCCTTCTGCTTTTCCTCAGCCGTCTTCTCGGCCAGGATAAACCAGTAGCTCTTGCCGACCTTGCTGATCTGGACCAGCTTCATGTCCTGATAGGTCTGGGTGCCGTCAGGCCCCTCGATGGTCACGCTGGAGAGCTTACCGGCGAAGGTGGCCTCGGCGACGGCGGCGGAGCTGATGTAGTTGTTCCCGTTGAGGTCGAGGCCGTCGAGGGATGTGCCATCAGCCAGTGTAATCTTCCATGTCCTTTTTTCCATTTTGGTCTCCTTCCGAACAGCTCATAGTAGAGGCTGCTCATGTTATAAACTTGATCATGCGACATATACTTCCAGTGACTTCCCAGCCAGGACTTGAAGGCGTTCTCGACCGTCGCGTAGTCGATGCGGCCGCTATCGAGCAGGCGCCTGTAGGCCTTCAGCTTGCGCCGCTCCCTTGTGATGTTCTTCGGGTTGATCTTCCGGATAATTCTGCCGGTCTCCGTTAAGGAGTAGCACACCTGCAGGTGCCGGAACTCCGAGGACAATTTCACGATCCTGGTTTTCTTGCGGTTAATTATCAGCCCATACTCTTTCGCCTCCTTTTCCAGACCGTCCAGAAGTTCCAGCAGCTCCTCCCGGGTCCGGGCGATTGCGTAGGAGTCATCGGTATAACGGCCGTATCCTTTGACCGCCTTGACGATCTTGGCATAATTGTCCAGCCGGTAGGGGTAGACGATGCCGATGTTCTGCGAAGGCTGGGAGCCGATGTCCACACCCTTCCGGAGCATTTTCTCGCCGGTCAGGAGCGCTGGATCCACGCCGTAGTTCAGCATCGGGTCGATTTTTCCGGCCATCATCGCCTCGATCTCCTTGTCAGTGAAGCGAGAGACGTCCTGCTCGAAGGTCTTGAAGATGAGCGGCAGCAGCATCTCAGTGATGGCCAGCGTCTCCGGATCTTCGACTTCGCGCTCCAGGAACGTCTGGAGCACCTCCAGGCACTTGTCGTGCGGGATGTTGGCATAATAGCCGGAGAAGTCCACCAGGAGGATGTATCCCTCGTTGGTGCCGTTTTGCATGAAATACTGATGCAGTCGAGCCTCGAAGCGGCGACGATGGAAAGCCACGCCCTTGCCCTTCTGTGAGGCGCCGTTGTCATAGATCAGGTACTTGCTGATGGACGGCGTCAGCACCTCGTCGCAGAGCAGATGGTTGACCGTCTTGTCCACCATCGTGTTACTGGTTATGTAGCGCGGATGCCCGCGCTCATTGATCGGGAACTTGTTGCCCGGATCCGGCTTGTAGTCGCCGGTGATAAAGCCCCGCCGGATGTGGGCAGTGGTCAGCAGGTGGTTCATCTCGAACAGCTGGGTGCCGTGTTTGAACTTGCTGCTTTGCATCGCCTTGGTCCCGGCGTCATAAATGTTATTAGCATCAAAATATACAGTCATATAAAAACCACGCGATAGCCCCATCGGTCGTGACCGGGGGCGTCCTGGTTAGCATTTACCAGCTTCCGCTGGAAGGATGGCCTCTCCTTTCCCATTGCTGCACGCGGGAACTTGCCCGATGACTTTGTGCAGTTGTGAAATCCGGGCGGACGCCGATGGAGTTCGAGGCGTTCCAGTTGTTGGCATTACCGTTGTTGTTGACATTGCAGAAATTCGTCGCCGACTGGACGGTCCGTACAGAGGACACCCTATATTCTTAGTCTTTCAGATGCTTCAGGAAACGGTTGTCAGACTGCCGCAGTGCCTTGATCATGTTGAACAGGGCCTCGATTTCCAGCACGATGTCCATATACTTGTTCTTGTCTGCTGGCAGCGACTCGGCGATGTACTGGAGCTTGTTGCAGCACTTCAGCGCCTGGTTTAGCTCGCCGCGCCTGTCCTTGTACTCGAAGTGGTAGGTCGGCCAGATGGTATTGGCGCCTCTGAGATGCTGCGCGATGTCGCAGCAGAGGTCGTCCACCCGGTCGCGGTGGCGCTTGATAAACCAGCAGGCGAAGTCTTCCTCCAGGTTGCGGATGGCCTGAGCGGCCTTCGCCCTATGCTCAGGGTCCTGGATGTGTTGCGTCTGCTTCCGGACGGCTTCCTCCAGCTTTTTCTCGCTGTAGGCGAAGCTGGCCAGGAGCTCCACCGCGATCTTCCTGCGGATCTCCAGCGCCTTGTGGTGCGCTTCCAGGTTGGAATATGCTCTTTTACTTTTGGGGATGTCTGACACGCTATCTTATCTCCTTGATTAGATTTACCCGGCCCACGAGGGGCCGGGATTTTTGATCAATAGATCAGGAAAGCCGGGCGGACGCCGATGGAGTTCGAGGCGCCCCAGTTGCCGGCAGCACCGCCGTTGTTGACATTGCAGAAAACCGTCGCCGACCGGACGTCTCTCAGCCACCAGTTTTCTCTGTTCGTGATCAGATCCGGGCGTGCTTGGAACAGAGCCAGCTGGCTCTTGTCGATGCCCGTGTCGTAGCCGTTCTGCGCTCCGCCGCCCCATGCGTAGGAGCCGTAGACCATGTGCTCGTTCATCAGGTCGATCTGGCTGTCGTACCATGCCCAGCCGGAGCTGGCGCCATTGCTGACAGCGTTGGCCAGGAGGACCCTGTGAGTCAGGATGTGGTCTGCGCCGAAGTCAGCCTTGACAGTGGCTAAAGCGTTGGCCAGGCCGGAGGTCTTCATCTTGCTGCCGTAGTAGGAGCCGTTCGTGACGTTAGTGTCATTCATCACGCCGTTATAGAAGGACTTGTCGGGGATGACCAGCATATGATGGGCAGTCAGCTCTGTGTCCCCACAGTGCAGACGATAGTCAGCATGGGCGGCCCAGTATTTTCGGCCGTTGATGGTCCAGTAGCCGCCGGTGCGGACCTTCTCGAACTTGCCAGCACGAATGTCGGCGGACTGCTCAGCGGTGAAGCTGGCACCGAGATCGTGTTCATAGATGAAGGAGTTGGCCCTGGACGCACCGGTCTGGCCGAGCATTGTGGTCAGCTCCTTCAGGGCTTTGATGTCTTGGGCGTTGGTGCCTACCAGGCCGAAGACTTCGTTGATGGCGGCGATCAGGCTGGTCTTGTCCTCAGTCTCCAGCGTGTCCAGGTCTCCATTGATGAAGGCCTTGATGGCGCTGATAGGGATCCTCTTGACGCCTGTGCCGTCTGCGAGTCGTACCAGGAGAACGTCCTCCCCGCTGGCTACGGCAGCCAGCGCATCGTACTCTGTGAAGCGTTTGCCGTTTGTTACGTCAATCTGCATAGTGTTCCTCCTTATGCGGTTTTATATTTCCAGTCGCCGATGATCGCGTTGCCATCGTCGTCCAGGATCGGGTTGCCGTCATCGTCAACGACGTGAGTGAACAGATCGTTGTGGATGATCATGTATTCCAGAGCGGTCAGGCGCTCGTCCAGATCGCTCGTCTTGTTGATGAGCCTGCCGGCGACGTCCTCGTCCAGAAGGCCCTGCACGGTGGCAAACCACTCGTTGAAAGCGTTCTGGCTGGTGCGCTGGAACTCTTTCATGGCCTCCGTGACGGCGGTCAGATCTGTGTTGCCCTTGGTCTCCAGCGCCTCGATGTATTCGTCGATGGCAGCCGTGAAGCCGTCATAGGCTGCCTTGGCCATCTGCTCGAACTGGGAGTAGCTGGCGTTGGACTTGGCCACAAACTCAGCATAGAAGGCATTGAACTGGTCATAGAAGGCCTCGGTGTCGATGCTGTCGATGAACTGGGTGATGTAGCCGCAGACTGCGCTGTTGGGGCGGGTGTCGCTGATGGAGCTCTGAGTGATGACGGTCTGGTTGGCGCTGACCGTTACATTTGCCAGGCCCAGCTCGTAGTAGTCGCCGCTGACGGGCTGGATGAGCTCCGGAGCCTGGGGCGTTGTCGCTGCCGTGCCGGTCTTCACGATGATCTCGCAGAGGCGCTCCAGGTAGTTGCAGCGCAGCACGACGCGGTCGATGCGGCTGTAGCTCGTTGGAGCTGCGGCCAGCTGGAAAGTGGCAGGGGCGGGGTCATAGGCGAAGGCGCCGTTGATCAGGCCGAAGCCAGGGCGGACCGTGACGCTCAGGCCGGTGTCGCCTGCCAGCACTTTGAAGCAGTCAGCAGGCTTGGCCAGCACGCCATTGGTCAGCAGTTTGGAAAAGAGCAGACGGAACAGTTCCGACGTCTCTGCTCTGTCAAAAATAGGCATACCCTCGGAGTCCACGCCGGTGATCTCCGAGTCAAAATAGCCGTATCTCATGGCCATGTTAAAATACCTCCCTTTGGATGATTTTCGTGATGCTGGTCATCTGGTCATTGCCGAAGACGACGGAGATGGTCTGCTTGCTGCCTTCGTAGACCTCCTGGATCTCGGTGATCCGTTTGGTGGTCTCGATGCCGACGTCTGTGTAGCGGTAGGTGCAGAGGTCGCCCAGGTCGAAGTCCACGCCGTAGGTCAGGTTGGCGTTGGGATCCACGTCGCTGTTGACGGTCTCGATCTTCTGGTACTCGGCCAGCTTCTCCAGGCCACGCTGACGAAGCAGCGCCCTATACTGATCAGCCGTGTACGTGTGCTCGTCGCCGGCGTCGTCCTGGTAGGTGCTCTGGAGATCCCGGGCGTCCACGTAGAGCTCACGGCGCTCCTCGTCCGCACTGCTGCGGAGATCCACCCCCACGATGACACGGGCGGAGCCTTCTCCCTCGCCGGCGACGTAGGCGAAGTTCTTATACTCGGACTCGTCCCGGTCGTAGACGGCGTTCTTGACGTTGTAGAAGCTATCCGAGAAGATGGCCCAGCTGTTCTCAGTCTGGTCGTCCGTTCTGTCCTTGCCTTTCCACACCTCGAAGATGAGGTCGTTGTTCAGGTAGTCGTAGCGCAGCCGGTGGCTGAGCTCCTGGGTCTTCTCGATCTCGTAGAGCTTATCGCCCAGGTTGTCGCCGGTGGCCGTAACCGTGACGCTCGTGCCGATGCCCTTCAGCTCGCCCAGTTTGACCTGGGAGATCTTCCGGTCGGCGTCGATCGGGTTGATCACGTAGCGGTCCACCAGCTTCCGGCCGATGACCTCCGGCGTGCCAGTGAGGCTGATCTGCGTGTTGAGCACGCGGCCGTTCAGGAGTTCCTCAGAGAAGTAGCCCTTGCAGTAGGCTGTCCGGGCGCCTTTGGCGTCTCTCGCGAGGTTGACCTCGCGGATCACGCCCAGCTCGTCCCGGTCGTTCCGGTAGAGATAGCGGCCGGTGTTCATCAGCGTGAAAAACTCGGCGGGAGTGTGCAGCTCGAACAGGCCGGAGGCGTAGTACCGCCGGTCCCAGATGAGCGTATTAAACACGCTGACGACGCCCAGCGTGTCGAAGTTCTGGTCGAGGATGATCAAATTCATGTGCTACACCCCCAGATACTTCGGAGTGTAGAACAGATTGACGTCCAGGTTGGTGTAGTTCCCATCCGCGTCGTACTCCAGATAGTTGTCGCCCACTTCCAGCTTGAAGGGCTCACTCCGGCGGTCGATGCGCTGGTAGTAGTTGACGCCGTTCAGAGTGATGACCTGGTGCCGGTCGTTGGTGTCGATGAGAAGCACGTCGCCGGTCTGCATCGTGACACTCACGCGCATGAACTGGCCCGTGCCGGTGTTCGTGATCTTAGGGTTGACCACGGTGCCCCTGGTCGCGATGAACTGGATCTGGACACCGGTCGGGACGTCTCCGTCGTTGCTCAGCACGACCTCCTTCTTCAGCGTTCTGTAGCCGGCAGTGTTGCCACCCAGGAGAAGGCCACGGGCTTCCGGCTTGTAGTCCAGCTTGCCCGTCTCCATCCTCTTGCGGAGGGAGATCCAGGGGAACGAGAACAGCGGCGTGATGTTCGCCATGTTCTTGCCGAAGTTGTCCACATTGAGCATATACGGATCCGGACAGATCAGATCCACCAGGATCTTCAGCTTGCTGTCCATGTTCTTCGATGCTGCGAAGGTCCAGCCCTCCAGCTCGTACTCGATGTTGCGGCTGACGCCCATGTTGGTGATGAGCGCCTTGCCGGTGTACTTCGGGTTGAAAAACTTGATTACTTTGGCCCGGTTTTCCGGGTTGTTCTTGCTGCTTCTGAAGCTGGCCTCGATGTGGATCGGCCTTGGTTTGATCTTCTTGCCATCGACAGACGCCCCGTCCACCAGGGCGTTGTCTGATGTGCTGATCTCCACCTCGGAGGACTCCAGGCCGGACACGGCAGTGATGTCAATGTCCTGGCCCGGTCCCATTTTGAGGGTCTTGCCGTTGCAGGTCAGCTCGATGGTTAATGTGTTTACTGTCATTTCACACCTCCGACCATGTTACGCAGAGCCTCGCGCTGCTTCTTGGCCACCTCGGAAGGAGTAGCCACGGGCACGTTGTAGGTGTTGCTCTGCTCCATGCGATTGTCATTGTAGACGGTAGTGCCGGCGCCCGCCATTCTCAGCCCCGCAGCGTGCGAAGCTCCGACGGAGAGCTGGCCGACGCTTGCCGACATCTCGGCCCGCATGGCACTGACGAGCTCGCCGGCCTTGGCCTTCATGTCCTTCAGCGTTGCAGGCATGGACTTGTCCAGGCCCTTGCCCACGCCGGGCATGATCCAGCGGCCGACCTCGTCCGCGAACTCTTTGGACGGGGAGTTGATGCCGAGGGCGTCTTTCGCGGCGTCCAGCAGACTGTTGGCCAGGTTGCTGACCTTGTTCGTCAGCCAGTTCCAGCCAGAGCTGATGCCGTTCCAGATGCCGCTGACGATGTTGCTGCCGATCTCCGCCATCTTGCTCGGCAGGCTGCTGAGCCCGTTGACGATGGAGTTGAACAGCTGGGTCGCCGCTGCGGCGCCCTTCCGGGCCAGCTGTGTGCCCCAGGTGACGACCTTCTGGGCCGCCTGACTCAGATAGTCCCAGACCTTGCCCGGGAGCTGCTGGAGCGTGCTGGATACCTTGCTGAGCATATTGCTCGCGGCGGTCGAAGCGTTGGAAACCATCTGCTGGCCCCAGGCCACCACTTTATTGACAGCGTTGACCAGGTGCGTCCAGATCTTTCCGGGCAGCTCTTGGATGATGCTGTTGACCTTGCTGAGCATATTGCTCGCTGCGGTCGAAGCGTTGGAGACCATCTGCTGGCCCCAGGCGATGACCCTGTTCACCGCATTGACCAGGTGCGTCCAGATCTTGCCAGGGAGTTCCTGGATGATGCTGTTGACCTTGCTGAGCATATTGCTCGCTGCGGTCGAAGCGTTGGAGACCATCTGCTGGCCCCA